CCTGATATCCAAAGGGTGCAACGTAAAGATCGTGCTGCGGGCCTTCGCTTATAAATAGCTCATTGGCCGCGTGTATTGTATTGTTATACGATTTGATTAATGTGTTCATTGTTTTCCTTTCTTATGTGTTATGCGCTAGGCTTTTCCCGCGCTTCAATTACTGTTAAAGTCCCTTGTTTACTACGTGTCAAATATATTTTTAAAATATTTTCCCCGTGCTTCCCTTGCTTCCCTTGCTTCCCTTCCCGGCCTTCCCTTGCTTCCCTCGCTTGCCTTGCTTAGCTCGCCGGCGTCTTACCCTATTCATTACCCTCGCCACAAATTAAAATGCCTTGTGCGGCCTTCTAGCTGGCAAACCTTGTGCGCTGGCGGGGTTTTCGGCTTGCCTTGCTTGCCTTGCTTGCCGGGCTTGCCTTGCTTGCCGGGCTTGTGAGTAGATACAAAAAAGCCGACGTTTTACCGTCGGCCTTTGCTTTGCTCTTATTTGCCTTCTGTGGCTTTCAACCTAGCATTTAAGGCCTTTACCTTTTCCGGTGTGTACCTTGCCTTTATGGCAGCACGTAGCTCTATCAATTGCCTATTGGACAAGTTTAAACCCTCAATAATTACATTCATATTTTTACCTTTGTTTATTGTTAACAAAAAAGCCGGCCTTTGACGGCCGGCCTTCTCTTTTCCTAGTGGATACCGATACCGATCGCAACACCGGCAAAGTCTTTTGAGCCACAAGCGTGACGGCCTTGTGGTAAACAATTCCCGCAATTGCCGGGGCAAGCAAAGGCCTTTGTTTGTATTTTTCTAAGCTTAGCTAAAACATCGCGCCGATATTCTTTAGACCCGGGTTTCGTCTTATCCTGATAAGCTCTTCTGTTTATGTGCGCTTTATCGACTTTGACGGCCAAGAAGTCACCGCGTACCACTGGCAAGCCTAGAAAAGCATTTGCAAGGCCCGTGCGTTCGTGTCGACTTCCGGAAGATGCATTCGTAAGATAATTTGACGGCCATTGATACCCGGTTGCATTAAGCTTTACGAATTCAAGCCAACTTTTCGAGTAACCGTAAACCTTAAGATCTGGCCGCGCTTTACATAGCTCCATAAACATCTTTAACGTTTCAACGTCTTTAAAATCGCCGTCAACGAATAAGCGGACAGTCCGGCCAGTCTTTAGGCTTAAAAATGCCTTTTCAATTATTTCCGGGTTGAGTCGCATTAACAAACTATTTTGCAACTGGCGGAAAAATGCCGCTGGATATCGCCAGGCCCTAAGAGAATAACAAAAATTGACGCAATCACCCTTGCCGGGGCAATCAGCCAAAGCTAAAGAAGAGAAGGCCGCGAACGGTAATTTTTTATTACCTTTTTCCGCGAAAATTGAAAACGGTGGTTTTCCGGACAAATCACTTTCTAAGTAGGAAAGCATCTTTTCCGCGTAATATTGCCACGTGCCACGCTTGTCTAAAGATTCCGGTGATTCATCTAGGCAATCAGTTAAAAGGCTTTGGATGGCCGTTATGTCATTGATTGCGCGGACTACGTTTATGCATTGTTTACGATTCATCTTTTTATTTGTTTATATTTATTTAGTTATAGTTAAGAGTGAGACGCTATCAGTGCAGTTAAAACAAAGGCCGTCAAGTATATATTTAAAAAAGATCCAATAACTTATTTAGAATCATTCTAATTAAAAATCGTACCAGGTACGCACTTTTCAACGTCAAAGCATACCACTAGATGCAAAGCAACGGCCGGTTGAATGATAGTGCGAACAATAGCCGTGCGAATGATAGCCGGTTGAATAACAGCCGATTGAATGAATCCCCTCTTCACGAAACAAAAAAAACCTTCACGCAACCACAGCAGCTGGCCGTCAAGATCCACCAGGTAACCGGTGAACACTTGTGCAGTAGTGAACAACAGAGCAGTAGTGAACGGATGAACAGGGGAGGAGGGGATCAAGTTGCAGCGCGACGTTTGTATATATATACATATACAGCCCCTTAAAAAAATTACCCACTCAAGGTCCCTTACTACCCCACCAGTACCAATCCCAGGACTGCACTTATAGAAACCCTAGTAATCTCGTGTACCATAAGATGTCAGTTTATGACTTCTCTTTTATGATTCCCTTTATTTTATATTCATTAAAGGAATTACGTTTAGGACTTAACTGTCTTATGAAGTTGCTGCCTTATGGTACGCAGAGTATAACACGAAATCTGGGAATGTATACGTATATACTGAACTTTCTTTTATGTATTAGCAATGCTAATAGTATATTAACTTGACAAGTAGTAAAACTAATGATGAGGTACTGGTATGGAAGATCGGGAAATGAGTGCAACTGAGAAGGAGAAGGAGGCTTTGCTGAGCGAGATCCAGCAGAGTATCCACGAGGTGGCTAATGAGAAGCGGGGTTTAAAGCTCAAGTGCTTGAGCGTCTATGATCCCGCGAAGGTAGCTAAGTTGCTTTATTTGTACAGTACGGGTAGTTCCCAGACTAGGCTGGTACGTCACTATGGTTTCGAGCGAGATACTGTGATTAGTGTACTGGCGGACTACGCGGACCATATGGGGACTTTTAAGGAGTTAAGTGGTCGGATAGCGGCCAAGAACTATCTGAACCTCAGTAGCCTAGAGGAGGATTTAATTGATAAGGTACGCGATCGCTTGGAGAATGATCCGGAGATGGAGGTCGGGTTCAAGGACATCAAGGAGTTATCCATAGCTAAGTCCAATGCTTCCAGGGAGGCTATGACAGCTAGAGGGGAAGCTACGCAGATTACAGAGGACCGCAAGGTGTACACACAGGATGACTACGAGGCGACTATAGCTGCTGCTAGGAAGCGTATAGAGGAAGCTAAGGTAGCTGATATAATAGATATAGATGAAGATAACAATTAATGGCGGACTATCTCGCGATAGTTCTAAGAGCCACGATGACCTTACTGCTAATCAAGTAGCTGAGCTTATGTTTCGTATTAGCTTAGCTAATGGTTACCATCAACAAAACGTAGCAATGGCGAACTATCTGCGATAGTTCTTGAAGCATTCTATGAACTCGGTAAAGCACAGATAGAAATGGAGGAATACAATGAGCACTAAAGGAAGCGGCCCCCGTAAGGGACACAACGCTGAGAAGCAGCGTAAGAACTACGACGATATTGATTGGTCCAAGAAACCCTTGGCTCCTAAAACCGAACAACCAAAGGGTAGCAAATGAAGAATAAAACACCTGGAATTGATCCGGATATTGCTTTTAACCACGTCCGTCGAATGCTTGCAGATATTTCGCCTAACTTTGCCTTTGTGGTAATGGATGAGGACGGGGATTTATTCTATGATTACACGAACTATCGTATTGGCAGAATGCTAATGACTGAGGCTTTGGATGATATGGACCAGGACTTCGGGGCATTTGACTGGGATGAGATGATCGAGGATATAGAGGATGACGATGAGGATAGCATCTTTTAAATATGCTTGATTTCACAGAGCACCCGATCCTCAAGCCGCCCACGGACGAGGAGATTGTACTTCTAGGAGAAGCTGACCCCAAGCTACTAGAGGAACTACACAGGGCGCACGAGGGCAGAATCCGGGCAGCTACGGATGATCCTATTAGATATGGGTTCGACCTTCCCGGCTGGGAGCGTATGTCGGATTCCTTCAGGGAGTACAATGAGGTACTAGCACTAGGTGGGAATCGCAGCGGCAAAACAACGGGCTGTGCGAAGCGCATAATGGAGGCTGTGAGTTCTAACTTCGATGGACACATAGTATGCTTTTCTCAGAATGCGGATACCTCTATTAAGGTACAGCAGCCAGCTATCTGGGAGATGATGCCCAAGGAGTTCAGGAAGAAGACTAAGAGCATTGACGGGTACATTAACTATTCAATGCAGAATGGCTTTACTGGGAGTTCGTTTGTATTCCCCGATACTAGGACGCGAGTGGACTTCAAGACTTATACACAGTTCAGTAATAACTCCACTATCCTTGAGGGTTTCGAGTTCGGGTTCAAGAAGGGTAGTATCAAGTCCGGGAATGAATCAAATATCGGAGCCTGGCTGGACGAGTACTTGGGTGACGCTGCTTTGGTAAATACCCTACGGTTCCGCCTAGCTACACGGGATTCAAAGATGGTGATTGGGTTCACCCCGATTGACGGGTATACACCTTTTATATCTGACTATTTAAAGGGAGCAGAGACCCTTGAGACTAGACCTGCCGCCCTGTTACGGGGCAAGGAGGTTCCTACTAAGCAGTACAGTCCAAGCCGTGATGCGGCTGTGATCTACCTGCATTCGGACGAGAACCCCTTCGGTGGTTACGAGCGAATTGCGAAGGATCTAGCCGGGCGACCAGAGGATGAGATAAAGGTCCGTGCGTACGGATTACCCGTGAAGTCAGCCAATGCTCTGCTCCCTTACTTTAATACTGAGGTAAACGTGCTCAATGAGAATCCAAACAAATACAAGATGACGTTCCCCGACATTTCCGATAAGTCGCAGTTCACCTGCTACCAGGTAGTTGACCCCGCTGGTGCAAGGAACTATACTTGTATCTGGGCTGGGGTGAACAAGGATGGCGAGGTATACATCCGCAGGGAGTGGCCGGACCGCAATACGTACGGCGAGTGGGCTATGTTCGGGGACCCGAAATGGAAGTACGGCCCAGCAGCCAAGAAGATTGGTCTAAATGTTGAGGGGTACTGCGAGTTATTTGAGGAGATTGAGGATGACCTGGGTATTGAGGTAATCGAGAGAATTGGGGACTCGCGTTTCTTTGCTAGAGAGAATGAGAACAATGACGACCTCTTTACATCATTTTATGACTTCGGTCTAAGCTTTTTACCATCCGACGGTAAGATGGAAGAACAAGGCATCACAGCTCTGGATGACTGGTTTAACTACAATCCTAATGTAGACATTGACCAAGCCAATAGACCAAGATGCTACATTCACGAGGACTGCGGTAATCTTATCGATAGCCTTATTAACTACAATGCAGGTGGTAAGCCAGAGGAAGCCCTAAAGGATTTCTTTGACGTTATACGCTATTTGCGGATGTCAAACGGTGGAGAAGGTCCTGACTTTCTTTCATCTAATGATATGATCACTACTAAACCCCGCAAGGGAGGATACTAATGCCAAAGAAAAGATTAATAAAAATTGCAGAAGAACAAGAAGTTGAGTTCGATGAAGCCCTCAAGATAGCAACTGAAAAACTTCCGAGTGGCTCAGTAACCGGCAAGGGGAGAAATACTTGGGTAACCGAGGAGGGTGCAAAAATCCTAGAGGACTCATTTATGATTGATGAGATTATCCCTAAGCACTTCACGGGAACTGTTATCGCGGAATGCCCTAACCCGAAGTACAATGTTGTCTTCAGCAAAGAAATCGGTAAGAGAGCCAATGTGTTACTTCCCCGAAAGTGGCAAGGTAAGCTTATGAAAAAAATAATTACCTTTGAGGCTATTGAGGATACCAAGGGTGTCAGCTATCGTTATGTCGGCAAATAAAAACATAACCCTAGATAGGGATTGGTGCAGGGAGCAGTCCGACAGATTAGCTAGCTGGGAAATCCTTCGCAGGTATGTGCTGCACGAAAGTGGAGTATCAATGACAAATGGTGACCTATGTGATACAATAGGCGTATCATCGACTTACACTGTCCGATTGCTTAAATC